TGATTTTTTTATTGACGCTTTGGTGAATGATTATCCAGAGCTTGCCGATAAACTTCAATTTGAAATTAACACTTACTTTCAGGAGAAAAAATAATGATTAGATTTATATTTGGTTTTTTTCTTATTTTTGGTGTAGTCGGTGGTATTGAAAGTACCGAAAATATGACACTTGAAAAATCCATTATATTTGCACTAGCTACAATTTTAGCTTTAGTGTGTATCTATTATGGATCTAAAAAAATAGATGAATATTAATTGATAATCTATACCAATCAATCTTTCAAGAAGAAGAAAAAGAAACCTACTGCCAAGCAACGAGCCTTACAGGCGTCCTGGCAAGGTATCCTTGACAAGTGGGACATCAAACCTAGCGTAGTGAAGAAGTCCAAGACCCTTGTGGTCAAAGACACTCCATATCGCAGGGAGACCGTCCAATACCCGTCCCTTAATTCTGGACTAGGTAATACCTGTAAACCTAAAGACAAGGTCTATACAGGCACGGCTATGCTCGGGATAGGTACTCTCCACAAGTCCAATGCAGTTCCGGTATTCAGTAAGGAAGACGCTGAGGAACAAGCAAAGATGAGAAGATAAAATGCCTTTAATAATCAAGAGCTTAGCAAAACCCTTAAAAATCAAGAGCTTAGCTGCTAAAATAATGCTTGACATTTCGGCAAACCTGTGATATAATGGTTACATAGAATTGAAAAGGAAACAAAATATTATGAAATTATTATCAACAGGCAACCCTAAAATTTTGAAGGGTCTTAAACAAGGTTACAATACCTATATTTTACACTTAGCACCAGCTGACTTGTCAGGTTATCAGACTTGTCCAAAAGCTACTGTCGGTTGTAAGGCAGCTTGCCTTAATACTGCCGGTCGTGGTGGCATGTTTAAAAAAGGCGAAAATACCAATATGATTCAGCAAGCTCGTATTCGCAAAACAAAAATGTTTTTTGAAAATCGTACCGAGTTTATGAATCAATTAGTAGCTGACATTGAATTGGCTATCAAGCAATCTGCTAAAAAAGATTTAGTACCAGTTTTCCGTTTGAATGGTACCTCTGATTTAAGTTTTGAAAAGTATGAGGTTGTCCGTAACGGTAAACTATACCGTAACATTTTTGCAGCCTTTCCTGAAACCCAATTTTATGATTATACCAAGGTTTTAGGTCGCAAGGTTACTGAAATTAAAAATTATCAATTAACCTTTTCAGCTGCTGATGGAAATGACGCTGATGTAGCTAATGCTATTAAACAAGGTTACAATATCGCTACAGTTTTTGGTCTTAAAAAGACTGAACCAATGCCTGAAACATATTTGGGCATGCCAGTTTTTAATGGCGATGAATCAGATTTACGCTTCTTGGATCCAAAAGGCGTTATCGTTGGTCTTTATGCCAAAGGTAAAGCTAAAAAAGATACAAGTGGTTTTGTGAAATATCCAGTTTTCATGTTGAAAGCTGCTTAATTAAAAGGGGAAATATATTATGGGAACACGAAGTTTAACCTATGTTTATGGTGGTGACCGAGAAACCAATCCGTTGATTTGTTTATATCGTCAATATGATGGTTATCCTGCCGGCCATGGCCAAGAACTGATTGACTTTTTGAAACCAATTAAATTGGTCAATGGTCTAGGTTCAGATAATAAACAAAAAGTGGCGAATGGTATGAGTTGCTTGGCAGCTCAATTGGTTGCTCATTTCAAAGATGGGCCGGGTCAATTTTACCTGTATGAACCAGAATTAAACCAAGATGCTTGGCAAGATTATGAATATCATATTTTTGAAAATGGCATTGATGTTAAAGACGGTGATGGTAACACCATTTTTTCGGGTAATAATGAAGAATTTGATAGCTTTTGTAAAGCTGACGAATAGCGGCAAACTTGGCAATCCGCTCTTGACAAACTTGCCAAATTATGATACAATGGTATCTCAATAATAAAAATTGGAGTTTATATTATGAGTAAAGCAACAAAAGCAACAAAAACAAAGTTGAAGCCTTTTCAAAAGCTTCTTACAATTATGATTTCTGGTAAACCAGTAACAGTTGAAGAAATTGATACTTTGCTTGGTAAAGAAATCTACATGTACCGTATTTCAACCTATATGTGGCACATTAAAACTGTATCCAATGGCGTAGTTAAAGCTATTAAGACAGGCCGTAAAGTGACTGCTTATCAATTAGTAAATGTGGATCAAGTTAAGGATTACATGTTACGAGTTGGTATAACAGGTTCAGGTTATACGCCCGGCGGTACTGTTAAGAAACCATCTATCTCTAAATTGGCTGACTTAAATTCAAAGCCAGTAGTTGATGTAGTGGTTGAAACACCAGTAGCACAAGCTGCTTAACTTTCATAGGGAACTCAGCCCGAACCGAGTTATCGGTAGCGGCTGGTTTTAAACATCCGTAATGGTGCCCTACCCCTATTTTTATGAATATATTTTATTTACATAACGACCCTAAACAATGCGCTCAAGAACACCTTGATAAGCATGTTGTTAAAATGATTATTGAGTATGCTCAATTAATGTCAACCGCTCATCGTGTGCTTGACGGTCAAAGTTATATAGATAAAACGGCTAACAACCGAAACATTAAACGATGGCGCCTTGATGATGCCAATCGTGAAACAAGATTGATGAAGGCCTCTCATATGAACCACCCAAGTGGTATATGGGTTCGTGCCAATCAAAAGAACTACATGTGGCTGTTTGAAATGTGGCTGTATCTCCTAGAAGAATACACCTTTCGTTATGGCAAACAGCACGCATGTAGCCGATTAATGGATGTGTTGAATTCACCACCAAACAATATACAAGATGGTGAATTTTACCCTCCTACACCGGCTATGCCCGATGAATGTAAAATTGCCAATGATTCGTTAGCATCATACCATAAATACTATGTTGAAAGAAAGAACCATTTTGCTAAATGGACTAAACGAGATATACCTACATGGTATAAAAATGGATTAAATGATGCCAACCTATCTTTTTCGTGATACAAATACAGGCGAAATACATGAAAGACTTATGAGTATGACCGCTCGTGAGGATTATCTTAAAGAAAATCCAAACATGGTCACCATTATTCAAGCACCTATGATAGTATCGGGAGTTTCTACTTCTAATTCTAAACAAAATAAAGTGCCTGATGGTTTTAAGGAAGTTTTATCTAAAGTCGCTGAGGCTCATCCTACAAGCTCAGTTGCTGAAAAACATGGTAAAAAATCCACCAAAGATGTAAAAACAAGAGAAATCGTCAAGAAACATGTTGACAAAATAACGAAAGGAAACAAATGAACAAATCTCTATTATTAATTGCTTTATTATCAGCATTAAATGTTCAAGCTGGTGATAAAAACAATGTAGCACATATTCAATTGATACACCGTGACACCGTTGGTGATAATAAAAATGATCCTAATCGTAACGGTATTAATATTACACAGGTTCATAAATTTGCAGATAATTTTAATATAGATGTAAATGGACAGTATCGTGAACAAAATGGTTACGATAAAAATACTTCAACACGATTTGAAATTGGTGCTACACCTCACAATGATTTCTTTTATATAAGAACAGCATTAGGTATTAAATCGCAAAATGATAGCAATTCATATTATTCTTTAGAACCAGGATTAAAATGGAAATTATCTGACAAGATAATAGTTAAAACTGGATATCGTTATCGTGATGCTTTTAACAATGATAAAAATGATACGACACACACCGCTCGTATTGGTGCAGAATATGCTTTAACAGATACACAAAGCATTACAGCAGGTTATGACCGTTCATTTGGTGATAGCGAATTCAACGGACTTTCAGCAGGTTACGCTATTAAGTTCTAATTCTAAATTAGAAAGTTACATTATGTTTAATTATGTGAAGATACCTGAGCTGCAGGCCGAGCTCAAATCAGAAACGACCAATAAGGGTAGAACCTATGTTACACCGAGTGGAAATGTTTATCCATCCGTAACAACGGTTCTGTCACCTTATTCAAAAGATGCCATTTTGGAATGGCGTTCAAGGGTTGGTGAAGACGAAGCAAACCGTATTTCAAGATTAGCTGCCAGTCGTGGTACCAAATTACATTTAGCATGTGAACAGTATTTGCTTAATGAATTAACACCAATGCAAATACAAAGTTTAATGCCTGACACTAAAGATTTATTCCTCAAAGTTAAACCACATTTAGATAAAGAAATTGGTACAATTTATGCGATTGAGCGACCAATGTGGTCGGATAAATTAAGACTTGCTGGTAAACCAGATTGTATCGCCGAATGGAATGGTGAATTATCTGTGGTTGACTTTAAGACTTCAACAAAAGAAAAGCAAGAAGATTATATTCTCAATTATTTTATGCAAGCTACGGCTTATTGTGAAATGTTTGAAGAATTAACCGGTAAACAAATTAACCAAATCGTATTGGTGTTTGGTTTAGTTGAAGGTGGTTCTCAAATCGTAATTAAACAAAAACACAATTACCTAAAACCATTAAATGAATATATTGATTATTATTGGTCAGGCATTAATGAAGAATATGCTTGACACTATTGATTAATTCTGATAGAATTATATTATGGAATCTTTAATTAAATTAGGTTTTTTAGGACTAGCGTTTTTAGGACTTATATTATTTTTTTTAGGTGAAGTTATTGGTATGATTATTAAATATGTTGGTTTGGTTTTAGCTATCGTTTTTGCAATAGTGTTTTTGGTCATGGTGTGTTTCTAATATGGCTAAACATTCAAATGGTGGCAAAGGTTCTAAACCTAGGCCGTTTAGTATAAGTCAGAAAGTATTTGATAATAATTGGGATAATATTTTCAAAAAAGATAAGTCCAAAGACAAAAATATACTAAATAAACCTAATAACCAAACACACACAAAGGTTATTAACACAAACACACACAGGAGAAGTAATAATGTCTAACATGACACCATTTGAAATTCGCCTTGAATTATTAAAAATGGCAAAAGAAATGCTTGAAGAGGATTACCGAAGCAAGCGAGAACAAATCAGTAATGATTGGTCAGTCAAAGTTGAAGTAGCAAAGCTTAATGGCGGATCAATACCAGACCATCCAGGTTTCCCAACATATCCATCAGAAAAAGATATTATAACCAAAGCACAAGAACTTAATGGCTTTGTTTCTAATATAGATTCTAAACCGACTGTGACAACGAAAAAAGCTAGCGCAACCGTATAGCCAAAGGCGTTTTATAGCCCTTAACTAAAAGGAGATACTATGCAGAGAACTTATACACTCAGCACATCAACAATAATTATTGCAACACTTATATCAGTATTAATAGTTTTAGGATTCAGTAGTGTAATGGCAACACAGATTGAACCAATGCCAATTAAAATTAGTTATAACGATTTATCACCTAAAGCTAAACAACAAGTAGAATGTTTAGCACAAAATATCTACTTTGAATCGGCCCACGAATCACAAAAAGGTCAAATTGCCGTTGGCATGGTCACGATGAACCGTGTTAAAAGCGGAATATTTCCAGACACCATTTGTGATGTAGTTAAACAAAGAACACAATCAACTTGCCAATTTTCTTGGATATGTGAAGGCAAATTTGATGTCAAATCCTTGACACACTTCAACTATTCATTGTATAATAGCGTCCGTGAATTAGCTGTATATGTTTATGCCAATCACGATAAGATAGATGACCCAAGCCGTGGTGCTTTATTTTATCATGCAGATTATGTCAATCCAAAATGGAAAAATATGACATACCTGACACAAATTGGCCGACATAAATTTTATGATAAAAAGGAAATAAACTAATGACACAAGTAAAAGAAGCCGTTAAAGTAAGTGCAATCTTTTTTGTTTGTCTAACAATCGTATTACTATCAATTACTGGTGGTGTTGCGTATTATTATGGACATGACCGAGTATTGATGTCAAAGAATGTATCAGAGGCAATTGAAAAAGGAATTGACCCACTTTCAGTAAGATGTTCTTATGCCTCTCAATCAGATACCGTTTGTGTTGCATATGCTTATTCAAAACAAGGCAAAGTATCCGCCTCTGACCAACCTATATCAATTAAGAAATAATATGCCAACAAAAGATGAGATGAATAAGTTCGCTCGTGCTATTGATGGTTTAGTAGCAAATACAGATTATAATTACATAGAAGCAATTGTAGAACATTGTAAGAAAACAGGATTAGAAATAGAAGTTGCAGCTACTCTTATTAATGCTAATTTGAAATCAAAGATTGAAATGGACGCTATGGATCACAATCTATTGAAAGAGAAGTCTGCTAGATTACCAATATGAGTTTCGTTGCTATCTCATACGCAATTAAAAATAGCAAATTAACTTAAAGGAGTATAACATGCCTAAAGTCACTTTAGATGTTAATTTATTAGCTAATGTAGCTCTTGCTGTATTAGTAGTTGAGTTAGTTGGCAAAGTCACCGGTTGGTGGTAATGTAAAAGAGTTGGGAGAACTCTACAAAACTCCCATTTTATTTTATGGATGATTATGACTGGTTATGAAACTTTTGGATTATTTCAAGCTCTAAAGCTTCACTTCACCAAAGAAGCATACGACTTCTTCAAGTATAATGGTAAAACATCGGTCACAGTTAATTCATTTGAAAATCGTAAAGACAAGTATCACTTCTATAAACTATCACGCAAATATAATACCAAAGAAGAACTAACAGACTTCATTGTATTTAATTTGGTTGAAGATGAAAATCTTTGGATAGGGTCTTTGCTACAAGATGAAGCTGATGCACGATACCTTAAACATAAAAAGTATCATCAAGCTATATCATACATGTTTAAGGAAGATTGTCAAAAATTATTTGAAGGGTTGAATAACCCTAATTTACTATTGTTTACCGATGGTGATTACCCAATTCTTTTGACCAAAGCACTACGAAAAGAAATTGAGATTGAGACCTTGTGTATTTTGAATATGTTACTCAATTTCTTTCCAATGTGGTCAAAGAAAATATCGGATACTATCCGATGGCCTGAATACCGTAAAACTGTGCTTAAGTATACCGCATTTATGCCTCAAGATAGTGTAAGATATAAGTTAATTCTGAAAGAAGTATTAAATCAGAATACTAAATAAGATATATTATGGTAGTTTGTGGATAAAACGAAATACAATTATACAATAACATACATTTACATACGAAAGGCAATACAATGAGCAACTTTGAATCACTCAAACGCAATCGTTCTAGTTTAGAAAAATTAACAAAAGCGATTGAAGCAACAACTCAAACAACAACCGAATCCGGTTCACGAGAAGACCCCCGTTTATGGCAACCCACAGTAGATAAAGCTGGTAATGGCATGGCTATTATCCGTTTTCTACCGGCACCAGCTGTAGATGGTGAAGACGCAT